TCGTCGCAAAGACGTTTGTCGTTGTGAGGGCATTCGAGATATATAAATTACCTGTTATAGTTGACGTTGTTCGACCGGCTGTACCAGTCAAAGTTTCAGTTGCAGAAAAGATGTTTGTGGTTGTGAGGGCATTTGACGCGTATAAATTACCTGTTATAGTTGACGTTGTTCGACCGGCTGTACCAGTCAAAGTTTCAGTTGCTGCAAATATATTTGTAGTCGTAAGCGCATTCGACGCGTTCAAATTCCCTGTTATAGTTGACGTTGTTCGACCGGCTGTACCAGTCAAAGTTTCTGTTGCAGCAAATATATTTGTAGTCGTAAGCGCATTCGACGCGTTCAAATTCCCTGTGACGTTTAGAGTCGTCTGACCGGATGCACCAACAAGTATAATTGTCTGTAAATTTGATGTACTCGCAACATTTAGAGTTGTTGAGTTTATAAATGGAATTGTTAATGTATCATAATTGAAAATTGTATTTGAAATATTTGAAGTAAACCCTGCACATGTTATATTTGTGGTTGTGAGAGCATTCGACGCGTATAAATTTCCAGTAACATTCAGAGTTGTCTGGCCAGATGTACCAGTCAAGGTTTCGGTCGCAGCAAATATATTTGTGGTTGTGAGTGTATTCGAGACATATAAATTGTTTGTAACAGTTATTGTTGAAGCGACATTCAGATATTGTGTATTGATATAAGGTATTGTAAATGTGTCAAAGAAGAATGTAGCATTTGCTGCATTTGCAGTCATAGAACCAACTACATCAAGTGTATCCGTCACATGAACATTTGGAGTCGTTAAAGCATTTGATGCATATATATTCCCTGTGACGTTCAGAGTTGTTTGACCTGTTGTGCCAGTCAGGGTTTCAGTCGCCGCAAAGACATTTGTGGTTGTGATGGCATTTGACACGTACACATTGCCAGTCACTTGTAATTTTGAAGTCGGTGTAGAAGACGATCCTATACCGACATTCGGGACGTAGTAAATTGGATTGCCAGTCGTACCCGTCCATTGAGAAGACCCACCACTTCCAGAAATTGCTACATTTGATATTTTCGTGATGCGACCACATTTGTCAACTGTAATCTGAGCCACATCAGTTGCATCCCCATATGTACCTGGCCGGACTGATCCTGAGCAGCATCCTCCATTCGCTATGGAGTCTGACATCTATTAACTGAGTATATTAAAAAGAAATATAGTCATACAATAAAATGCTGACACGTATGATGACCGCAACACCTCAACCACGAAAACGAACCCATGTGAAAAAGACGAAGCTCAAACAGGCGATAATACATGCGAAAAATCTATGTCTCGGTTTTGAGGATACTATCGAATGCCGTTTGGCATGGGAGACGGTTGAGGAATTGTCTGCTGAAATGGCAGATCAACAGTCTGGAAATGTGAAACTGCCACCACTGTCCGAGTATGCTCGACGTGAATACGAGTTGTGATATCACCCGTTCACAATTGGAGATTATTATATATATGAAAAATGGAAACGCTTTTCCGGGATGTCGATCTCTTTGTGTTGACAGAGCTCTCTGAAATCTTTGATATGATTGATTTGAGTGAACTCGATGAACAAATTTTCGGCGTGATTCACAGAGCATTTTCTCGAGTCGAACGACCGTATCACGTGTCTGAGAAAATGTGGTCTGATGTCATGAAGCTTTATGAACACACCATTGGTACGGCTTTTTATTTTGCACCGGTTGAAGATATCGAAGGGGTTGTTCGTCTGTGTAGGCGTCGTCTCACTTTAACAGGACTTTATGAAGAGCTTCTAGAGTCAGACGTTTCAAAAAGTTTAGAGAATATGATGATTTAAATGTAAATGGAGGACATTGTAAAAACACATGGTCCTATTTCTGCACACCGTCTTTCTTTTCTGACTGGTCTAAAACGTTCAAAGGTGAATGGAATTCTTCATTCGGATCGTCACTTTGTAAAAATCGAACGTAGCCCTTACAGTCATGTGAATGCTCGAGTCGTATGGACATGGTCAGATACTCTTGTACCTCTTCCGGCACCTCGACGTCATATCAACTCAAAGAACAAGATTATTCGACATGTTGCGAAAAAAGAGTATGAACAAAGCCTTATGGGAAAGTAATTATACCAAAAGAGCCTTGAGTTTTTTGTTCAGAACTGGCCAAATGAGTCTACGAATAAAATGAACAAGTGGTGATGGGTTTATGATCCGGATCGCCTCGAGTGTCCCTGAATATTTTTGGGTAATCAGTCGTGCGATGCCCATGGCGACATCAAACTGAAGGGCATGACTCCATGAAAATCCAGCCGCGTCAAAAATCCACACCCACGGTCCTTTATAGTCACCGAGTGTTCCATCGTAATGGTCTATAATACCTTGGAGATCCCAATATTTTTTGGCTTCAGCCGGACATGTGTAGAAGACGGCTATTCCATCTTCGTCTGTGAGTCTTTTGAGAGAATGACTTCCGGGTTCAAACTTGCAAGTTGGGCATTCATACATACTTTAAAGTAAGACTTCTAAAAAGAATAATGGGTTGGGGAATTTGTTTCGGTCTTGACGACAACTTTAGACTTTATTGTGTAGATGGATGTAAATGGAAAGCTTCCGAAAAAGATTATGAACAATACTATCCATGGCCTTCAGCAAGAGCTTACATACTTGATTACTACGAACACAATGCACATTCAGAACTTGATATGATTCGGGATGAGTGTCCAGGGACAGCAAGTGCCCTTGCACAGGCATGTCCAGATTATATGGGACTTGCATTTTGTTCATATCGTAACTTATCTGCAGATGAAAAGATGAAATATCACAACGACATGTTGAGTGAATTGAATGGTAGATACGAAACTACCAATAAAGAATTAAAAGATGTTACCGAAACTTGGAAAAATATGCCACCAGCTCCAAAATTTAAAAAACCAAAATCTTCAATTGAAAAAATGGAACAAGATATTCAAGATTTAAAATGGAAACTTGAAATGGAAAAAGTTACAACAAATATGAAATATCTTCGACGTGTTATGTCTCGAATTAAAAAGTTTACCAAATTGGAAAATTCTTTTGAAATCGAGTTGTGAAACCACCAGTAAAGAAAACTATACATACATATAAAACAAAATGGAGGAAATTGAACGCATTGAACGTTCTGCTCGTCTTCTTACTGAACTTCTCAGCATGAGAGGTTTTGTACCTCGTGAGATGCAATACCAGTTCGAAAATGCCATGTACACACGTCTCCCTGTTGCATTTTTTGCACCAGCATTTCGAAACAAGTGTACGCATGTCATGACATCCGGTGTGCGTTGCAATCGCACTGCGTATTTTTACGAAGAGACTTTGTGTGGTGTGCATGCAAATGCACGCGAAGCACGCGAAAGACGCGAAGCTATGCCTCCAAAGCCAAAGTGTACACAGCACACTGCACGCGGAGAAGTATGCAAGTATACTCGGATGCCGGGTTCGACCGCCTGCAAACGCCATGCGACGCGTGATGGCTTGCTTCCGCAAATTCCAACTGAGTGTTCGATCTGTTACGACGATATGACAGAGGAAACGCGTCATCAGACGAAGTGTTTTCATTTTTTCCATAAGAGTTGTATGGAGCGCTGGATCAACTCTCGTCGTGATTCGAGGGAGCGGGTGTCATGCCCGATGTGCCGCACATCTGTTCGAGTCTGACATTATAACGAGCTGAAAAATCTCTCGGATATTGAATATCAAAATTTAAAAATAAACTTGAATCATTTGTTAACCCTTTTCCTTTAATCTCATAATCACGACGCGGATCTATCACTGCAGCTATGTCATGAGTATGAAATGTAAAATGGCCACCGAAATGTGGAATTGTAAATCCATACCCATTAATAGATTCTTCAAACGTAATCGTCTGACGATATCTAAGATTATTTCCGTGTCGTTCGAAAACTGGATGAGGTTTAATCCTGAATATAATTACCAAATTTCCAGACTTTTCTTTTGGAGTTCTTGCATGTTCTCCGAAACCTTCGATAATTTGAGCAGTACCGTCCTGTATACCCTTTTCAATTTTGATATTTAAGTTCATCATATGAACAGTATGTCGTTGATGCTGACACTGTGGACATCCTGTCGGAAGCATACATGCCCCTTGACATAGTCCGCATGGTCTTGAAAACATTTGAGCAATCATACCAAACATGTGATTCATCTCTTGAATAACACCTTGGCCCTTGCACTGCGGACAGTTTTTAAGACACGAAAAACACGGTCGTTTTGTAGTAATTTTAATAGTCTTTGTTACACCAGAATATACATCATCAAGAGAAAGATGAATAATGTGTTCATGATCTGAAAGACCTTTTGGTCTCCTGTTGAACATGGTTTCGAACATTTGTGAAAAATCTGGCCCTTGATGCATAGGTTCATCTGTACCAAATTGATCGTACCGCGACTTTTTTTCAGGGTCACTCAGTGTTTCATATGCCCGATTTATCAACTTGAATTTTTCCGCATCACCACCTCTGTCCGGATGATATTTCAGAGCCAGTTTTTTATATGATTTTTTAATTTCTTCATGAGTTGCATCTTTTGAAAGTTCAAGGAGTTCGTAAAAGTTCATATATAAAATTTAATTTTTTCTTTTAGACGTTAACGTCTTCCGTTACTAAGTCTCATAAGCTGATTTGCAGCCATTTTGTTCTGACGCGTAGGTGATGGAAATTTTTTGCGGAAATTGTTCGATACTAAAAATCGTGAAACAATAGATCCGGAAAGCATCTGTTTCAGTTCAGAACGCGCCCAGTTGCGGGCACGCGGGTCTGCGTTCTGACTGGAGAGATATGCCAGCATATAAATATATTTAGTGTTACTCATATAAATAAAGTAAATACTTTTATTTTGAATATGATTATAGGTCTTGTTGGTCGAGCGCGTTCCGGCAAAGATACTGCAGCGACATTTCTCAAAGGATATAAAATAAAGCGTTTGGCATACCCAATAAAACAGGCATGTCAGATACTCTATAATTTTACTGAAGATTCGGTTGAGAGTTCTAAAAAAGATGTCATTGATACAAGATGGAACATCACGCCACGTTCGGCAATGGTTCATATGACGAATTCTATTCACGAATTTATGGGTTTTGATTTTTTCATTCATAGATTGTTTGAAACATGGGACGGAACGCGCATTGTCATTCCTGATGTTCGTTACGAAACTGATATACAAGAGATTCATAGACGTGGAGGGATTACTATTAAAATTATTCGTGATGGATCATCAAATCATATATTTGAAAATGGTATAGATCAACTCTCCACGACTTTTACAATTAAAAATAATGGATCAATTGAAGAATTTAAAAAAGCATTTAGGGATTGTATGGCGCTGGTGCCATCATATGCGGAACATCCTGAAGTTTAGTTCCCATACCATATGCACCCTGGGAGCTCACTTCTCCGCCATGCATCTCATTTGATGATGCTGGGAAAATACGCATGAAAAAAGTTACGAGTAGAATAAATACAATTGAGTGAAGTATCAGACCACCAATTTTAGCAGTTCCTTCAGGGGACGACACCCATCCGCCTGCTACAGAACGTACTAGTTTATAGGTGGCAGGATTGGCGACCAGTATAAAAACTAGGGCTGGAATAAGTTTAAACTTTACGTCTGACATTTTATTATTGACCAATAAAAAAATGGAAGAGGAACGCTGGAGAAAATGGGTCCCTGTCGCAGCATTTATGGTTTCGTGTATTTCATTTTTGTTTGCACTTACTGTTCTCTATCCCTGGCACATTGAACTATCAAAAGAATTTTCTACTCTTTCAAAAAAAATAAGTCAGTGTAAGTAATGGATGAAGAACCTAAACGACGATGGCTAAAAAATTTACCGTATATAGGACTAGCACTGTCAATAACAATTTTAGTGTTTCAAGTCGTCGTCCTTCATGGATGGCATATGAAGTTGTCAAGTCAGATGACGTATGTCACTCGAAAACTTTCGCAGCTGAAATAAATGAAGACGGCTCGTGAAATTGCATTTGGTTTTGTCATCTTTTTCATTATAGATCGCATGTCTCGCTTTTTAAGTGCATTTGTATCAGACAAGCGGTCTATGTCTGAACTAGAGACTGAACAACTCAGATGTTCTATAGAAGTCGGCACTTTGCTCATCGCCTTTTTCATGCTATACCCAAAATAAAAGAATGCAGTGCTTGATATTCATGATGAATAGCTACAAACAGGAGACACTCGAACTCTGTCGTTCGAAAGGATGGGACAAGGCTCCAGTCAGTACAGTCTGGCTTTTGTTTACAGAAGAAGTTGGAGAGTTAGCATCAGCAATTCGTCAGTACCAACGAAATTATAGAAAAACTGGATTAAAAAAAGATCGAGGAACTGACGTCACGACTGAAATGGGTGATGTTTTTTCATACCTTTTTCAATTGGCTTATATGCTTGGGGTTGACTTGGATGAGATGTGGATTCGACATCGTGAAAAGGTTCAAACCAGGACATATCCTGACAAAAATATTCATGTACAGTAGAAATGACTGAAATTCTAGAGAATGACCAATTATCTATGAATCGTATAAATCCATATACAGCGACAAATACTTTTGGCGTCTCTTATAATGGTGGATACAAATCGACAGAAGATTTGCCATGGATGCTGCCTCGCGAAGAACCCCCAGAAGAGCCAGAGGAGGATCATATCGAAGATCATTTTGATCCAAAAGCTATATTTCGTTCACCAGCAATGAACAATATGACTGGTGGTGTTAATCCCGCACTTTCCTTTATGTATCCGGCTCGGAAAATTCAGAGAGACGATGGAACGACGACATGGTCTCGTGAAATTGTGTGGAAGGATTCCGCAAACTATGTGGATATTGTAAATCAGCGCAGTGAATATTTTCCTATTATACTTTTTATTTTTCTACTTATTATTGTTCTCGGATTACAGAAATATTTAAAACTTTAAAATTTTTTCACTTTTAATCTGAACAAGTTTTTTTCCGAGTAATTCTTTTTCAATTTCTAGTCTTTTTTTAATATTTGGACAGTGATGCACTTCAAGTTGTATACATCCAGTACAAAATTGTTCATGACATTCCCGACATGTCAGGTGAAATCCCTTCTTCTGACATGTGTGGCACTTCATTTTTATATTATACAATTATAAGGCTAGAATGTTTAATACTCCATCAAATGTACGTATGTCGCCGGAAAAAAGTCGTGTTTTTAATCGTTTCACTCTAAACCAATTTGGAAAAAATATAAACCGTATAGCGTCTTTAAAAAAGGAAATGAACAACCGCAGTGCCCTAATAGATAAACTAACTCGTGAACACCTGAAATCACAACAAGTATATGCACAACTCGTTCGTCGCTTGCTTGCCACTGTTACTAAAAAACCATCATTGAATCTTCATCCGAATGCTCGTCTAGTTGAACAAAACATCCATCTATTAAAAAAAATAGTTAAATCTGTAAAAGCCATGACGGCTGCACGACGTACTGCTAAAAGATTACCCTTTGGACAAAATATAACAGAGAAAATAACCCGTAACGCAGGTATTTCATCGCTTAGAAACTAATCCTGTACTTCACATTTATATTCTTCTTTTTGCTCTTCAACTTCACAGAGACCCTTTTGGCGTTTTTCAAGTACAAGTTCCCAAAACGCTTTTGCGCGAGGGAGGATTCGTTGAAACCATGCTCGATCACGATCTATTGTCGTCACGACAAATTCTTCTGGTGGCCCTGGTCGATACTGAATAAAATCACAAACCTCAAGGTTTAATACTTCCAGAAGAAGTTGAATCTGAGGCAGATAATACTTCGGGACAGCGGGTGTAATTTTACGAGTCAATGGACATTTAATTTCGATGAGTCGTCCGGATTCGGTCACACCATCCGGGGATCCTCCAAGCCATGTATGCACTGTGTGCTGTACAAGACCAATTTCATGAGACTTTTGTTTGTACATTTCATCATATTTATCTCTTGCAATTGGTTCGAGGAGTGTTCCGTGCGCCGTGGCTGCATTCCCCTTCCAGGTGCTAAAACCACACTTTTTGACAATGAGATCATCAGGTGTCTCGTATGGATTGTCTCCTATGGCGGTCGCGAGATCGCTGGCCGTGAGCATTGTTCCTCGAAGAGCATACCATCCATCGGTCCGCTGATCATCGTATGATTGGGCGAGCAGTTCGGCCACCCTTGGGTGCATACATGTTTATGTAGAGTTATGTTTATCTCCCGGTCCGTTCGTGTGCACCGGAAGTGACTCGTCTATACTCTTTTTGAGTAATTTTTCGAGGTTGTTATCTACTTTCTAAGGCGTCCTCGGCAGGGTAGCCGGTGAAAAGTTAAGACGGTTCATATGAAGTTGAACTTCCAGAGGACCTCTCTCGAATTTTTTAGCAATTTCATTTCTCTTTTGATAATATTTCATCCGAAGATTTTTTCTCTTCCGATTGGCATTTAACAATTGACGATTTGTCGGAATAGTAAAATGACGCAGGTATTCATACATACCATTTGCTCTTGCGAGCGGATTGGCGTAGTTTTGTAAAAGACGTAGAAGAGCATATTCATATGAGTTTATATGCTTCACCATATAACTAAGCTAGCGAAAAAGTTTACGTCTGTACAGGCTCACAAAAACAATCAAGCCAATAAGTATCGTCCAACCTATCAAGTGATCCATACGCCGATAAGCCTCTTGAAGTTCGATATTCTGTGCGTACTCCTCTTTGTAACTTGGAGGCTTGAAAGGCAACCAAAAGTATTGTCCCAAAGGTATGAGCGTCGGTCCAAGAGCCGGGCTGCATTTATACGCATAATCATACCAAGCGAGTGCAATGTAAGGAAACCAAAGGAGAAGGGCAAGTACGACAAAATTTTTAGGTGGAAGATACCAGTAACCACCGGAGAGTAGAGCTGTGAAAATGACACATTTTATATTAAATTTAAATGGATACCCTGGAAAAAGACCCCCTGCCATTTATTAATATCTTATATTTTCGTTTATAATATATATGGACAACGACACGAAGCGTCTCCTCCTTTTTTTGTTTGGATGTATGGGTTCTCGAAGTGCACTCGTATGGATAGCCTATAAATATCCTCAGGCGCTCAGACCACTTGGATTTTTAGCACTTGTCCCTGCCATTGGTTTTATGTTCATCTGGTTGACTGGTGCACGTAAGACGGGTGCTGAGGTTTTTGGTGAAAAAATCTGGTGGAACAATCTTCGTCCGATTCATTCGATGCTATGGTTTCTTTTTGCATACTTGGCTCTGACTGGTGTTCACGAACATGCATGGAAAGTCTTGTTAGTGGATGTCCTCCTTGGATTTATCGCCTTCGTAGGTCATCGTCTGGGTCGTAACGTGTAATGTACCATGCCATCGGAACCTTCTTTTTTGTCACGAGTACGTATTTGTATACACGGGCGACGGCCCATTGATGAGCAGACGCACCGACTCGTGATCCGCCTGTTTTCCAAGCTTTGAGTCCACGGTCGTACACGGTATTGAGCGTCGCCCGCGGAATACCGGTCCGGTGTGCAATTAGATTTTTGTTAAACTTCAATCCTGGATATACTATATGAAATTTTTGAGTCCATCGGGAAGGGCGACGTTTTGCAAGTTTGTTTGTCGCACCAAGTTTTGGATGTGCGACGAGCCGACGGTGTAACAACTCACCTTCACGAATTGCCCGTTGGGTAGCAGTCAGTCCCGTAAAATATCTTTGGGGCCATCGACGTGTCACGACAATGTGTCTGGGTCGACGTCTAATCATATATTTTATCAATTTTTTTGTTATTCATCCTCTGAACGTTCTATAAAATAATTACGAATTGGGTATGCAAATCTCTCACCTTTATGAGACAACTGTACAAGACTATTTTTATGTATACCAACATCGATAAAAGGATCATAGTCGAAACTTGTCAGAATACCCCAACGTTCTCGATACTTTCTATTTGCAAGAGATCCATGCCAATGATGCATAATGACTCCGTTTACCCATGATAATTTTAAATTTTTCACCTTGTCTTGATAGTCGAGTAACAACTTCAAATAATTTTTATGAATATTTCCAGGTGCACTATCTTTTACTTTTCCTATGAACGCCATGGCCATGTGTCTATCGGCCGATCCTAAAATCGCCCAATCGATAAGACCGTTCGTTTGGTTCCATGTTTTTTTAGTACAAGCCCATGCATACCCTGGATGCCAATATCCATAACGATCATTTTTTGTATAAGGTGTTCCACTTCCATTGTACATGTATCCAAACCCTTTGTCAACCTTTGTGAGATCTCCGGTCGGTCCAAGATTTATAGCCGAATGAAACATTTGAACTATATCATATAAATCAAGAGACTCGAGTGTGTCTTCAACCCACTGTTCATTTAAAAATTGTATGTCTGCATCTATCCATGCAACCTTTTCCCATGTCGATGGAAGAATTTTTACAGCACGATTTATAAGACTTTCTTTAATCCAAATTTCTGAACATGTTTTAACTTTTATATGTTTCCATACTTTGAGTTTTGGTAACGGCATTTGTCCGAGACATTCTGAAATTATAATTTTTATATTTTTTCTATTTTGAATTCTTTCTACAAATTCTATAAATAGTTCACGTCTTTTTTTAAAACTACAAAAGTTAAAATATGGTAGGATTACATAGAGGGTTTCTCGTCTGATGCACTGCATCCTTATTCAGAAACAATTTTAGATTTTCAATCTTTTTCGTCATGTCTGAAATAAAATGAACATGGTCAAGTATTATAAAAAAAAGTTTAATACATTTAACTTTTTCGTTATATGTTAAAGGTGACCATGGTTCAGTTATAGTCCAATATAATGCACCAAGGTTCATATCTACTCAATACGTACAATTGTTTGGTCGGCAAAGTGATGCGGTAAAACAAACCTCTGACTTGGTGCATCGATTCCAGCTGCCCTTCTGATGAATGATATGTTCTCTGCACATCCAAATCCATACCTCTTTCCAAAATCTAAAATTTCACGAGGTGAGGATTCATTAGAAGGTGTATTCAATACTCGAAAAGGATTGAAGCAATCATCACAATGACCAGTCTGTGAACCGATTGTCTGGACTGCCTTTGTGAGTCGATAACTTTCCTCTGAAGTTAATGGTTCTTTACATTGTTTCCAAAATTTTACACCTTCATAATCAATCATAAATTCCTCGACTGAACATATAAAGTGTTCATGTCTATTTGAATTTTTACTATTCATACGAACATCAATCACTTTGAGAGAACCATCCACGTCTCTGAAAACTTGACCAACGTGACCTAGAATACTTCCACTCATGACTGTGCCGATGATGTTGTATACATATAGTTCAACAATGTCAAGTGCTACACCTGATCTTCCGCTGCGACACACCAAGATGATATCACCCTCCTGTACATTTCGATAAAAGTCTTCGCGTTCTATGCTCTGGTGTGTGATATTGACTTCACGACGTCTTATATAAAGAGCGATAAGTACATTTAATATAACTCCGACATATCCTCCTATATAGACTAAAGTCATAAAAACAACGTAAAGCCATGGTCCACTCATACGGAAACTTTCTATTGATAAAATTTTATCAAATAAAATAGGAGCACATTCCATATATCTTATTCTAGAAAATCAGGGGAGATTGAGAAATTTTTTAATTTCATTTTCAGTTTTTGATTTGAGGCTATCAGCTACGAGTTGACATACAAAATTTAACTCTTCATCCATTTGTAAAAAGTCAGCCGCCTTGGCAATATTCAACAACTTTCGACCATCTGATGGAAAAATAGACAATAAAAGATATTGTATAGTTTCGTCATCAAATGGAATGGGAACTATGCCACATGGCATATCTTTGAGCAAATTACTTTTCGATATAAAATCCTTACCGAGAATATGATGAACACCATCAATTGTAATCAACTCCATTGTAGAATAAGGTTAAGTTTTTTTAAGAGCCATTTCGGCTGCATTTTGTTCAGCCTGCTTCTTTGTCATTGCAAACCCTGACCCTGACGGAATACCCTTTACATACACTTCTATATGAAATGTTCCATCGGGATATTGACCCCTTACAATATACTCTGGAAGAGGATCATGTGCAGCCTGACATTGACGCATCAACTGATCTTTATAATTGTCATCTGAGAGTGAAACTTCGACGAGTTCATAGGCTGAAAATACAAATTTTTTAGCATGAACCATTCCAAGATCTAGATAGACTGCACCCACGAGTGCCTCGAATACATCTTCGAGAATACTTGCATTTGTATTCCAGCCATTCCGCATCCCCTTGTCGTCCATAATAATCCATGTTTGGAGATTCAATTTTTCAGATATTTCACATAAAGTTTTTCCACGAACCATTTTTGTACGAGCCTTTGTTAAAAAACCTTCTTGCTGGTCTTCATAACGATCAAATAAAAACCGAGTAATTATAAATCCAAGAACTGAATCACCTATAAATTCGAGCGTCTCATATGAGACGGTCAAGTTTTTATACTTTTTAAGTGCGGATTTATGAGTAAATGCTCGCTGATACAAAGACACATCACGAATCTTTGTACCAACAAGTTTCTCGACATTCGCCTTGTCTATGACTTGCGGCTCTTCACTCATGTATACTTAGTCTTGAAAAAAATCTCTAAGCCTTTGTCTTCTTGGCCACCTCTGGCTTCTTTGGCTTCTTCTCTACTGGTGGCTCGGCAACAACCGGTACCGCCTTGATGTAATGAGGGTTGATATACTTCTGAATGTTCAGAAACGTCACATTGGTACCCTCTGGTGGGTTGAGGAGATCCTTGAGTACAGCATCCATGCTGATGCTCTGACCATTCTTGAGGCCCTTCTCCGTTACATACTCGTTGACGCGCTTTGTAACCTGGGAACGAGAAATCTTCTCGTCGACTGGTAGTTTCAGGAATGCACGTAGCTTATCGGATACATCGAGTGGCTTGTTAAATCCGTTGTTTGTCGCACGCTCCTTTGTCTTCTCACCGGTTGGATCCTCTAGAAGCGTCTTGACTCGGCGCAGGTCCTTGCGAAGAGCCTTGATTTCCGACTGCAGATCTTTCAGGATTTCCTCCATATGTACTTATGCTACCAGTAATATCTTTAACTGATTTAGTTACTTCATTTGTAAACACAAAGAGTAAGACGGCCAGCATGGGCCATGTGAGCATAGGTCCAAGGACCATAAAGATTGCGAGATGCCATAATTTAAAATTACCGTAAATTGTAGTATTTTTCATATAGGTCAGAACACTTTCAATGTCCATCTCTTATTATTGTTCCATTAAATTTAACATGGATGGTCGGCGCGACGTTTTTCTCGTTCTGGCACGACGGGTCTGTGCACGGGCGCGTGCCTGAATAAGGCGGCGACCAATCACAGTCTTACGGGGATATGAAGTCCCGTATGCACGTCTACGCACCTCATTTATGAATTTCTTTTCTGAAAGTGAGAAATAACGCGGTGAAAGAGACTGTGCGACGCGTTTTTCGGGTGTTGGCATACGCATAAAAATGTCAAAATAACGATCGAATTTCATATACGTAATCTCGAGAAAATATTTGAAGGACTGACTTGACCTTTCCGTGAAAGTTTTCTCTTTTGTACTTTGACGCGAATCTTTGCCATTTTTCTACCAATGACTGATCTCCTGGGAGGACCCATAAGAATACGACGGCGTATTATTCGTTCTGTATTATTCTGGTTTCCAATAACACGAGATAATTCCCTGAGCATCTTCAGGCGAGTCTCAGGGGGTGCCGAACGAACAATCGATTGATAAATTTTTACATTTAGATTATCGAGCATCTAATGTATGTCTATAAATAATTGCAGAAAGACCAATAAATGCAAATAGAATGGATACCAAAATGATAAACCAAGGAGATTCAAAGATGGATGACTTTACTGAAGTTGACACAGTTTCGTTACTTTTGCTTCCAGATGTTGGACAATCTTCAGGACAGCATCCAGCATCACATGGGTATTGGATTCCATCTTCTCGAAAAGCACATATACGTTGAGGGTTTGCAGCTTCTTTCGTGGCTACATTAACCCCAGGAGTCACCTGGAGCTGACATTCGCATTTTTTTCCGGTATACTGCTGTCCACAGTAACTCATACTTAGAGATGTGATTTGTTTTCACGATACATGAAATACGCTCAGCCAGTAAAACTTCCTGATGGACGGTATTTCCTAAAAATCTCTAATGATTCTGGTGAGAAGTTTTTTCATCAGGTGAATTCAGTTGTATTCTCAGCCGGAGAACAGAATCAGGTGAATCTTAAAATTCCTGAGAATGTTTCACTTTTTTCAGACGTTGATGAACAGATTGTTTCTCAGGCCAAAGAGTCTAAAGTTTCTTGGTTCGGTAAGGAGGTTTCGGATGAGACTGTTGTTTCTGCTTACCAAAAGAGCATCAATCCTGACGGAATTCTGGAAGCATCATTTGCGACTATTCGTGGTGATATCGTAACCACTGCTTACGACAGTCAGAAGAACCAGATTGACATCAAGTCTCTCGGTGAGAATATTCAGGTTGACCTTTGGCTGGAACTCACCGGTCTTGTATTTTCGAAGCGATCATTCGAACCAATCTGGAAAGTCATCCAGGTCAGGACCAAAGGTTCGCCTAAATTCCCCCGTGAATATATGTTTAGCGACGAATCACCAGATGATCCCATGGACCTTCTATGAAAAAAAAGTAGTAGTCAATTATAAATATGGACGGTAAAGGTCTGGCCATCCTCGTTCTTTTGTTTCTCATTGTACTTCTTCTATTCAGTCCTCAGCGTAGCGGATATGAGGCTTCCCCCGTGTCTGGTGAGCCTATCATCCAAAATAAAACTGGTGGTATGATTGATCAGGGCGGCCGTACAGGACCGATGATTGAACAGGGTGGTGAATCAAGCTCGCCTTTTGCGGCTGACATTGGAGGTTCTCCACTTGCAGCATTTTCTTCAGAAGAGACTTCAGGCGGTAGCTTTAAAATAGGTCAGGTTCCCACTGACCCGAATGTAGGTCTCATACCTAAAGAAGTCGTAACGACTGAGGATTTCGGTCAGTTTAGCCCTGATGCAATTCTTTCGGGTCAGAACTTCCTAGATCCACGTGCCCAGATTGGCTTCCCCGAGACACTCGGTGGCAACCTGCGTAACGCCAATCGCCAGGAGCGCTCAGAGCCAGCGAACCCCCGTGACCCAGTAAGCATCTTTAACTTGTCAACGATCCCCCCTGATACAATGCGTCCCAAGTTTGAAATTCAGAATGAGTACAAGTAGTAAATGAGTGAAGTGAAAGAGGTCATGACTGAGTGGCTCCAGCTTAAAGCCCAGCTCAAGGCGGCACGTTCTGATATTAGTATTCTTAGTAAACGCGAAAAAGAACTCAAAAATATTGTTCAAACCTTTATGAAAACAGAGTCAACCGATGTTGTTAAAATCCACCAGTCGAAGATTTCATTGTCATCTAAAAACGTAAAAGGTTCTATGACAAAGGAAGCAGTTCTTACTGGTCTTCGTAACTTTTTTGGAGGAAACGAAGCCCAGGTTGACGGTGCATACCAGGCGATTCAGGACGCCATCCCAGTAAAGGAAAGAGACTCTCTGACTGTAAGAAAATGGGCATGAACAACGAGTACAGTGATGATGTTTTTGATTTTGATGATGCTTATGACTCACCTGAGGATGAATCTGATGATTTCATTCTCGATCCAGAGTCCTGGCACGATTGGTACAGTGAGCATATGCTGAATATGTGGATGGGTGTTCGGGCCTATCTGGAAGACAATCATCTTCAGAATAGGCTACTTGTCAACGTTTCGTTCCACGACTTTTGTGAGTTTGCTCGTATTAATTCTCTGTAAATATATAAATGCCAATCGACATCACAGGACCGAAAGTTCTTACACCAGCAATACTATTTGGCATCCTTACACCGGGTTTGCTTCTGGCACTCCCATATCTTAGACTTGCACCGGGTACTGGTTACTACGGTCTGAACACGATCCTTGTCCATGCAGTTGTACTCTCACTTTTGTACTATGTCATTGCTCGTTTCGTTCTGCGCATTTCTCTCCGTGTAACTGATTTGATTGTTCCAGCAGTTCTGTTTGTACTTCTCACTCCGGGATTCCTTCTAACAATTCCCCCAGGAAACCGTGGTGTATTCATGTCGCACCAAAGCTCCGTCACGGCTGTAGGCGTCCATACACTCGTGTTTGCACTTGTATTTTCTATGCTACGTGGTGCGTTTCCGGCATACTATTGAATTCATAGCTCACAGTAGATGGCGATACGGCGCCTAGTAATAGGTCCGGGAGCTATGGCTTATTTTGTATTTCTCGGTGCGCTCAGTGCTCTGAAAGATATAGAAAAAATCAATGACATTGAAGCTATTTCTGGATCTTCAGCCGGAAGTATTCTTGGCCTTGTGTACATCCTTGCGCGAGGAAATACAAAGGTTGTTTTAGACCATTCACTTCAAGTTCCGGTTGGAACAATTATGAAGCCAAATATTCGAACATTTCTAAAATCATTTGGACTTGTTCAAACGTCAAAACTTAAAAAAACTTTCCAGGGTACCGTACATCATTTTTTAGGAAGACAGGATGTGACATTCAAGGAGTTGTACGATCACTATCCTGTAAAGCTTTATGTTTCAGCGTGTTGTATTAATTTATCAGTGACTCACTATTTTTCAGTTGATACATCCCCTGACATGTCAGTTATTGACGCAATATGTATGTCAATTGCCGTTCCTCTACTTATAGAAACCATGGAATACGGTCCTTGGAGATATATAGACGGAGGAACACTGGAAGAAATTCCATGTACACCTTTTATTGGTCAGGATGAAGTTGCAGTTATATGTTCGGGTGAACTCACAGCAGTAACCGAGATTAAAGATATCAAGACGTATATTCAAAATTTTTTATTTTCAGTTATGAAACTTCGGCATTCATATCCACAATTTCAGAGATTTTCATTCAATTTGGATGCTAATATTTTCGACTTTGGAGTTTCAGAAGAAGCAAAATTAAAACTATTCTTATTTGGATACCAAAATTTGTTGTCTCAAATTAAATGAAGAAAATTCCAGTGCGTTCTTCTGGCTCACTAAAACGTTTTGGCTACAGAATTGCCAATACCGAGGCTAAACGTAGAGCCGCCCTTGTACGTATTTTATTTTCAGGCCGCAAACCTCTGAAACTTTATCATCAACTCAATGCTGTGTCTAAATTGACACGTAGAACCCAACCGACTCATTCTCTACATTATGCATCAAATGGAAGATGGGTTTTGAGACAAAAAAATAAGTTTAAAAAGTAAATGTCACCTCTCGTTCTTAAAGAACTACAGTACAAACATGTTCTGACGATGATTATCGTCAGTCTGATTGTCTATACTTTTTTTTCGATTGATAATATAACATGGACTCGCGTATGATTTTGTATGCACTGATTTTTCTGATACTCATGTACATTGTATATAAAATGCTTACACCTCCTCCTAAACGCCCTCAGGCTGATGCCGAACAGGCTTCCATCCAGGGCATGTCTCTAATGTCTTCTACGTGAAAATAAAATAAGTAAAAGTCCGATAACCAAAGATACAATTGAACTGTACATTATAATATTTCGTTCTTTGTCCTCCACAGGCCGTGGTAGACTTTCAGGGCGTTCGGGTACATCCGGAATTACGACTGTATGTACCCGAAGTGTAAATGAATTTGTATCCAAACCATTGAAGATCAGAGGTATTCCATCTCTATCAAGCCACTGAACTGAAAGACGTTCAAGAGAATCAATACGAGAAGGAAAATTTACTGAAATTTTATAATCAGAACCTTCTCTGAAAGACTTTAGTTCACCTCCATTGACATCAAGTGGAATAATCCCGAATGACGTGGCGGACGTATTGCTTTGTGTAGTTCGAAGATTACTTGCAGTGATGAGCTTCAATGCATCAATTGTTGTTGGTGTTCTAAATTCTCTAATGTCAAGCCATATGTTTTTAGACAAGTTTGAATTGTAAACATTTTGAGATTTTACATAACGACTTGCCAACCCATATGTTGTATGCGTGGCGTATCCTTGATTTGAAGATATATTTAGTGTATTCGTAACACCGAGAGGTAATCCAATTAAAGATGCAATTTCAGAATTTAGACATTCTACTGATGTCAATGAACCATAAAACATAAGTTTTCCTTCACCTACAAGATATACTACAGTTGCTACACTACTAGAAACCTGATTTGATGTATTAAAACTCGAAACAAAATCAGCACTCGAGTAAAATCCAGGATTAAACCAAATATTAGACGTCCCACTTATTCTAAGTACATTTGATGTTGATGTTAAATTATACATTGTATTCGGAACAAGTGCCGATACAAGATCAACTTGTGTGACATTTTTTATCGGACTTGATAAATGTAATGTATACGTGTTTCCATAGGGGTAAAGTGTCACATCTCGATGTTGTGAGTCTGCAAGCACGATGTATTCCATCTTCTAAAACGAAGAGGACATTTTAATTCATGGCGAAAGCACTCATTGCTGTACACGCCAAATCCATCTGGAAGACACTCGGACCTGGCTTTTCTGAACGCGTATACCATAACGCAATGGAACTATGTCTACGTAAATCATCTATTCCATATGAAACTGAACGTATAATGCCAATTTTTTTCGAAGATGCTGCAATTGGAAATTTAAGAGCTGACATCATTGTTGACCAAAAACTCGTCGTCGAACTCAAAAGTGTCCGAGCGCTCAAAGATGAACATAGAATTCAGGCTCGTCAGTATCTTCGACTTTTAGGTCTCGATGAAGCGATGCTTATAAACTTTCCTACATTTGATACACTTCATCCCGAAATTGAAGAGATTACACTGTCGTTATCACTTCCCAATGCAACTCTTTGCAAATAAGTCTCCAAATTTGATCTTGGCGATACAACTTTTCTTTTGATTTAAGCAATGGAAAACACGGTAGATATTCATCCTCCCCAAGTAATTCACAAAATTTATAAAGAACAAAACTATACGAAAGAAAATTTTTTCTATCTTGTGGGCAATGTTTTTCAAATGGTTTTTGAATTTGACTAAACATGATGCGGAGTCTATCTTCCAAGGGCTGTGGCATTGTAGGTGGCTTGACGCCATTTAAAATTGTAGTAATGTAAGGGGCGTGTTCATAATATTTATTCATGTTTAATTTTTTCAAAAGAGCTCTTACTTTCAAATGTGTAATTTCACTCGACCCTTTAATTTTTTGTTTTCGAAATTCAACCTTGAGTTGATTAATCACTTCATCCGGAACTGTTGTCGATTCTTTCGCCTGAAATTGTGCAATCCATTCATTGAAATGATTTTCACGTTTGTATGAATATACGACATTTCGATCCATTTCTTGTTCTTCTTTAAATCCTCTTTCCTCACCCTGAACATACTCTGATGCCCCACATTCTGTACACACCTGAAAACTTGTTTCATGTTCAATAACAAACGAATATACTGATTCACATTCCGGACATTTATAAAGATTTTTATTTGTAGATGTATGATGGCTTGTCATTTCGTTTTCTACACGAAGCATGTACGCATCGTATATATCTTTACGCTGAACACCTCCGGATTTCTGAGTAGTATACTCCTTTATAAATGGTATACATTCCATGATATATTCACCGACATCTCCTTCTGTTTTTATAAGTTCGTTTATACGTTCGTGTATTCGTCTTTCCATCTTGATTAAAGATGTCACTTCTTTAATGAGGATGAATATTATACAGACTGTCAGATTTAAAGATACCAAAGCAACAATTTACACATTTGGTCCCCATACATATATACATGTCGGCGCATGGCCACCTTATTTTCAGCCCGGTGTGTATAGTGTTCCTATATTACATGCAAAAACCGAAGACGGTCGAGACATTACTCACATCTTGAGACAATTTGCAGGTCCTAGACATGTCATCAATGAAGAAGTTATAAGTTGTACTCTCGGAAAATGGAAACTCGAACTTGATTGGTCATTTACATGGACCGGATTTAGAATATCAACTATATGGCGTCTTGTTCCGTTTGAAAAAAATACACTTATTCACGTGACAAATATACTTGGTCAATCATTTACTTTTGGTGCGAGATAGAATCGTACATCGCCAAGATTTGCAACCGCATAACGAATAATTATTGGAATGTTCGAATCCTGATCATCCTGAAAAATTTGAACACTCGAACATAGATTCGTCGCCTTTGTAAACATATTGATATATTTGAGCGAAAATACATTCCCTATAGGTTCAGTTGGTCCTTGAATTCCACAATCGAGAATCGTCGTCTGGTCTGCAAAGTCTCCGCGGCAGCTCAATCGAAGTACGTTATCTACTCGTTCTATCAGTAAATCCTGTGATAGATTTGACATGTCTCTTATAACCCTTTGAAAATCGATCGAAGGAAGTGTCGTTACGAGATCCATCTTAATATCCGGAACATCTAGAATGTCTTCATTGATATCAAGTAATTTTAAATGAAAAGATGTACTTGAATTTTTCAAATTGTTTTCAATTTTAATTTCAAGAATCTCTTGATTTTCGATACGAAGTGTTACTGAATCATTATTTGTAATTGACTTGAGCAACTTGTATGTATTTGAAATGTTTATTCCTGCAATTATTTCATTCGGGCAATCATATTCTTCAAAGTTTTCCGCCAGAAGAAACATATGTATAAGTGTTACACGTGCAGTATCGAGAGTGATGATTTTTAAACCCTCGGGTGTAAAATACAAATTAACATCATTAATAATATCTTTAAATACTTCAAAAATTGTTCTAAAGGCGCTGGCCTGAATCGTTCTGAGGTGCATAATAAAAATACGTCGCGTTTTTTTATAATGTTGTAAAAATATATGATGATCAAAGTTATTGTTCGACCAAGTCCAAAACCTGTTAAAAAATGGCGAGCAGAATTTCCAGATGGTCGCCACGTCGACTTTGGTCTAGCAGGCTTTTCAGATTATACAAAACATAAAGATCGTTCGCGTATGGAACGTTACTTGGTGCGTCACAGAAAACGTGAAAATTGGACTCCATCTGGACGTTACACTCCGGGATTCTGGTCAAGGTGGTTTTTGTGGTCTCGGCCATCCATTGAAGGAGCTCGACGCGTAACCCAAAAAGCACTCGGACCGGGATATAGTATCAGAATTATTTCTTTTTAAAAGTCGTCGTCTGTTTGATTTTCATACGAGACAATGCAGCGGATAGATTGTTCGATTTACGTTTGAGAGTAGGTCGTTTATATTTTTTTGTTTTGATACCCATGTTTCCAATTCTAACCATGAGCGCGTTTAGATTTCTGGAACGTTTGTTACGTTCTAATCCTAATGCTTCAATAACGAGACCAACGTTGTTGTTTACGCGACCGGAAAACTCGAGCTCGGCAAGGATCCGGTTTATCGTACCTGGTTTAAGAGTCGGGTAATGACTATACAAACCTTTCTTACCACCAAGAGCCTGGACTGCTAGGTTTCTGTTCATTTAATATAAGCTTACATTTTTGCGTACATGTTACTCTTGCGGGCCAGCAGCGTCCAGATCAGACGCAGTAGAAGAATGAATACTAATGCATGAAGTACTAGACCACCCATCTTGGGTAGACCCTCTGGGCTGGCGACCCACGGACCAAGGATACTGCGAGTGAGCTGGTAGGTGGCCGGGTGAGAAACAGCAATGAAAGCGAGGGCTTTGATCAACATCATTTATTATATTCTTTATAAAATAAATGGAACCCTGGATTTTAAAGTTGGGTTCAGGGTTTTCACTCGCCTGGTCTGCTTATATCCTAGACTGGATATGGTCTTTACGAAACTGCCAATGTGCTCGTTCAATACAACTCTATCTACTAACACTTATATACATAAGTTTCATCTTTTATGATCTGTCGGTCGTTACCGGTAAAAATCACAATTTTAATTTATTTTTACTCGGATCATTTATACTTGCTCTTCTGTCTCTCTGGTTTGTAAAGAAGATGAAGGATGAAAAATGTCTCTGTACTGTATCAAGTCAACGTACAGGAATTTATTGGTTAAGCGTGAAACAATTAATTGCAATACCAATCATCAAGCTTTTTGTATAGACGAATAAGCCTCCTGGACCTTTTGGCTAATCTTTTTTTCAAGTTCAGGTGTCATTGGAGGTGCCAGTGATGCTCCATAGTTATCAAAAGTAAAAATGTCCTGATCAGGATTTTCTGAACCATCAATCATTGAAGTGGCGAATCCACCCTCGTTACCTTCAATTTCTGTTACTGGGAGCATAGACTGAAGCCAGGAGCGAACCTCCTGACCGACGAGAATTTTTCCATCATTCGTAACAAGTGTCGGGACACGAGTCACCTGCTTCGAAGGGATTCCATGAGTTGACACGTTATGAAAACGAACAATGTGAAGAAGAGCAGGGTTCGACTGGATTTCTTTAATGACCTGAGCCGAGTACTGACACCGGTCGCTATAAACGAGCATCGCCATCTACTAAGTCTTGAGGGTTTTGGCGATTTTTTTTAACGCGCCTAAGTAATGAAAAACCAGGACCTTTTTCTTTTTGTCCTCCTGGCTATTTTCGGATTTCTCATTTGGAACCAGTCAGTCGGAGAAAAATTTGTAGATGTATCCGCTTCGACACCTGTTTCACCAGCCGTAATCCAGAACATCATAACGTCAATCCAGGATAAGGATTCAGACTTGTACCCCCTTCAGACAGTTTACATTAATCCATTTGGAGGGGATCAGGGTTCTATGATATATAATGCTCGTATCATTTTCCTCAATACTCGTGGCTACTTTGGTGTTCAGTATGACGTCCAGGCTGATGCATCAGGGCGAATTATAAATATGAATTCTCAGGCACATCCGGATGCACTCGGACCTTTTAAGCCTTACACAGAGGACAAGTACGAGAGTTTTGACGATGTACAGATGTACCTGGATAAACAATTTTCAGATTTGAAATCCCAAGTTCCTGGATTCCAGGGTAAATTGGAGGGCTGGCTTCAGGCACAGAATGCAAACCAGAAAAAGAGTGCAGCACTGGCTGCCAGAGGATCTGAAACTCTAGAACAAACCACAAAAGATTCAGAAACTGGCAAGTATGGTGGATATGTTGGTGCCGGAGCCCTTGATTACTCCTCTGCGGTATTCGCCTAAATGGTTTTTATAAAACCAAAGTATGATTGTATCAGCTCGAGAACTCGCTGAAAGAGAACGAAAAAGATTAGAAATTAAAAAATCAACATACAAAGCAATTCTGGAACAATTTTCGCGTAAAATTTCTAGTGCAGCTGCATTGGGGAGTCACAACTTAATTCTGACAACTCCTAATTTTCAAATTGGATTTCCAATGTATGACGTTTCAGTTGCCACCGCATATCTTCAGCGTCAACTGAATCGTTTAGGGTATATTACCCGTATTGTAACACCGACATCTATTCATGTATCATGGTCAAAGCCTGAACCGACTGTCCATACAGTAATTATAGATCATTCGACAGACGAGGACATGTCAGGGCTTGCAAATCTTGCTCGGACTGCAAATAAAATTCGTTCCAAAAGATAAATGATACGATCTGCGATTTCAATCGGAATGATTTTTCAATTGATTGTTCTATCATGGATTTTAAAAATTGAAAAATCGTGTGACTGTTCAGTCGACTGGCGCAGAGATTTTATGAAATATTATTCAGTCGGAGCACTTCTTCTTGCTCTTGTGTTTATTGCAAATCCTAAAATGGCATTCCATCCGTCAGTCCTTATTATACTGCCTCTTTACTTGATGTATATGTACGCAGTCTTGACGTACATCCCGTCTTTACACAAGACGGGCTGTGATTGTGCAGTAAAAGGAGAATGGAGAGATGATTTTATTTTCTTGTGGATCGGTTTGGGCGTCGCGATCCAGGCTTTCGGATTGACGAAAGCACTTTTGCGGCGCTAACAAGTCTCAAATGTCCGTGATGCTTTTTTTGATTTTCCAACATTTTAGCTAGTAGCATGTTCATCGCTACTTTTTCCAGAAACGCCTTGTGTTTTCTCATATTTTCGTTTAATTTGTTTAGGTTCGGGCTCGGCATTTATAATGGGCTGAGATTTTTTTGTATACCTGAAACATTCCCAAAGTTGGGGCACATGACGACGCTGAGATAACGCAGAGAATTCATCAATCGTATATTCACTTCCCATTGACCTATTACATTTGCCGCATATAGGTCGAAGATTATTTATATCAGTAGTCCCCCCTTTACTCTCTGGAATGTTATGTCCAGCTTCAAAGCTAAAGGGTGTAATGATATTTTCACACCAAATAACATTACACTTTTGTTTGAAATATTTGTCACCAAGATGAAAAAGCCAAACTTGCTCTCTGAGCGCCAGAGGAATCTTCTGTTTCATGTGCGGCCTCTTTAATTAAAAATAAAATTCTTTATATTCAATGGATGTACTTGTCGAAGCTGAACGTAAATATAGCGCAAAACTTGTAAGTTCCATGTCACCGGTCATGACGACTGCGTTCTTTGATCTCTTCCAGGAGGCTAAGAAATTGTCCCAGGGGAGAAAAGTTCTGCTGCAGTACCAAGCGTTGCTCAAGGAGGTTCAAAACTGGAACAACACGATTGTGAAACAGCACACTGATAACATTATTAAAACCTGTTCCATGTTTCCTAATCTTCTCGCGGCTGTATTTGTGATTATGGTCAAGATATTGTCTGCAGTTAAGATTACGTCCGAATCTAAAAAATTGAACATCAAGTTGCCGACGAATGACGTGTTTGTACATTCTTGTTATATTGCGGTCGCCAAGTCTCTTTATGACGATCCGTACCTTATGATTGACGAAATATCCGAAACAGATAGACGTGCTGGCTTACATGTGCGTATTTCCAAAGCTGTTCACGAAGTCGTAGAAGATTTTATACCTGTTCAACAAATTCTTGATACATATATTCCATCAGTAATTGGTGACGGTCTTGATATGGATCAGTCTGCACCAGAACCAGAAATTTTACCAGAACCAGAACCGGAAACATTACCAGAACCGGAAACGTTGCCAGAACCAGAGGAGGAACCAAAAACGGATGCAGTCGAGGCGGCTGTAGAAGAGGCGGTCACTCCTTCAGATGCCCCACCAGAAGGTGAAACAAAAACTGTCCCAGTACACCATGAAACTTTATTTGACGATGCGCCCGATAAGAAATAATTCTCGTCGATACGAATAGTAATGGATGATTGGTTTAGAGAACCTATGAAGGCGGCTGTTTTAGCTGCAGGTGCAGTGATTGCTTACGTATATGTTAAATCAACAATGAATAAAGAAAAAGTTGCAAATTCTGCATATTTTAAACCCGCGTTGCTAGTCGCAGTTCTTGTGTATATAATCGTTTCACGAGGTACTGGTACTCGTGAGACAATCTCGACTGAACCATATTAATTAAAGTAAAATAACAACTGTATACTAATGGCGACAACCATTTCTGCATTCAATGACATGATGCAACAGTTTCTTGATGAACTTGTTCTGACTTTTCCAGATGAAAAGTCTTTTAAAAGTTTTCAGTCAAACTTCCAGATTCTTCGCAAGACGAATCCTCGCAAGCCAATGTCAAGTTTCATTGAGTCGATTACACCATATGTCAACGAGGTGATGAAGAATGATGATGCTTTTTTCAAGGAGCATGCCGATACAATTCCATTCATGAAACGTCTGAATATTTCAGCCATTTGGACCGATGAACTCCCGGAAAAGACAAAGTCGACAATTTGGCAGTACATTCAGACTCTGTATATGCTCGCGACGACCATTTCTAGCCTTCCTACAGAGACGCTTACTATGATTGAGACTATTGCGCAAAAGTGTGCAAAGGATATCACAGATGGTAAGTCCGAGCTCAATGAGGAGATGCTTACGAGTATCATGTCATCATTTCTTCAGGCGAAAAAGTAATCTCTGAATCATTTAATGGATGACCTCTTTCGCAAAGAGAGTCTGATGGATTTCTGGCCATCTCCAACCCAGACAGCAAAAGAACGCGTAGACGCCACAACACGTTTCATCATTTATGCGACTCTTTTGATTCTGATTATACGTAAAGATCCACGTGTATTGGCGCTCGGAGCTCTGGTTATTGGAGTTTTGTATCTTTTTTATAACAAGGGTATGATACCAGATGGACCCCGTGCTTCTATCGTTTCCCCTTCCGTGAAGGGTATAACCATGCCAACATTTGATAATCCCATGGGTAACTACCTTATGGGTGATCCTACAGATAAAGACCCAGCAGCATGGTATCCTTCCGTTCGTCAGGAAGTACAAAACGAGTGGGCTAAAATACATCCGTTTGAACGTGTACGAGATGCTGAGCGTAATTTTTTTACGACACCAAGTACGACTATACCAAATGATCAGGCGGCTTTTGCACAAGCAGCATATGGACGCCCCTTTGCACCACAGTGTCGCGATACACCTGAAGCATGCGATCCTGAAGGAAACCCATACTCTAAATTCCCGGAACGTGTCCAGCTAAGAGGTGGTAACGGAACGTCACGCTAAAAAAATACTCGCCAGTTGTAAAGATGCCGAGCTCCAACTTGGGGACGAGTGATCTCGTACTTGAAAATGGTATATGGCTCGGACCGAAAAATACCAACTACGTTGACATTGTAATGCTCGACGACGCTCTTCGCTCTCAGACGACGAGTCGCAGTAATCAATACTGGACAGCTCAAAAATTTGACTTTCCGAAACTTTATAATGTTGAACCCGAAGTTCGGGTTCAGCTCGCTGACCCGGTCAGCACATACGCTCTCTACCAATCTGAATCCTTTGCTCAACGATATGGGATGAAAAAGATCTAAATGTAAAGTAATATGGACCCTCTTGCTCTTCTCGCCGTCGTCGGACTCGTATATACAGGGAAACGAATCCGAGACGCCAAGGATGAGACTATAGCAGTGCAAAATGATGTTCCACCGGAACCATTAACACGTCTTGATCTTGTTCAGACGGATCAGTTTGCTCAGCAAGATTTCCAGCTTGATACTAAAAATTCAGCCCCAAACACAGGCCGAGGCTTTTCTGGAGGCTGGAGAATGGCTCCCAAGGAGGTGAATCCAAACTTGAGTGACGCATGGACGCGTGACGGGAAACGATTTCCGTTCGGCCAGCCTGTATATGACTTGTCAAACCGTGAAAACGTAACGAACAAAATGAATAATCTAAATCCGGCTGATAAGGTGTATGTAGGACGCGGTCTCGGACTTGACCCTAATGTACCAGCATCAGGTGGTTTCCAGCAATTCTTCCGGGTTTTGCCAAATAACATGAATGAAGAGCGTCTTCATACTTTACCAGGAAACTGGGCTGGACCGGCTTCAGCATTTGTAAAGAATGGAGGGACGACAATGGGAGAAATTACACATCACGCCAAAGCGTCAAAGGCGTGGCACCGTGACCCCATACAGAATCGGGGTCAGGGTCAGGGCGGTGCTCTTACAGGTCCAGAAGGACGCCCTGATTACCAGAAGACGCGGAGAACGACAAATCGCCAGGAGACTGGATATCGCGACGATACACTTGGTGATGGCCCAAGTCATTATTACGTCAAACAAGTTTATGACAGTACACTTCTTGATAATACCCAGACTCGCCAGACGAATAATCGCGTCAACCCAGATAGAGCTGGAAATCCTGGTCGAATGAATGTTCGTCCAGATCCTATAGGAATGATTGGAGCTGGAACTACGACGCGTCTTGAAGCAGGTCCACTTCCGAACCGTCCAGCATATGCCGGAACAAACTATCGTTACATTGTCCCTCAATACGATAAACTCAATGTATTCAAGGGTACCAAAGCTCCATTGGATCTAAATTTGGCGAAAGATGTTCGGTCGAAAAATTCCCTTGCTCAGCCGGCGTTTGCAGATTACGCTTCGTAAAAAAAAGGTTGACTGTTCTTAAATGAGCGGTGGCATTGTTCAGCTCGTTGCTCTCGGTGCTCAGGACGTATATCTGACTGGTAAACCCGAAGTTTCTTTTTACAGATCTTCTTACAAACGGTACACACACTTTGCAAATTCAGTCGAACGCCAACTCGTCACTGGTACTCCATCTGCTGGAGGCATTTCAACCATTCGTTTCGAGAAGAAGGGTGATTTGCTGAGCTATGTATACATTTCCGCTCGTGATTCGAATGGTGCTTTGGTACCAAACATCAACTGGACATCAAACGTCATTGACAAGGTGGAACTACTTATTGGTGGTCAGGTTATCGATACCCAGGATTCAGTCTTTATGAACTTGATCGAGCCAGTCACTGGTGCAGCCACGTATAACCAGCGTCTTCTGACAGGTAATCCCACTGGTATCAGCCCCGGGTCAAATGTCAACTCTTTCCAGGCGCTTAAATTTTTCTTCTGCAAGGATTGGCAATCGGCTCTACCCCTTGTAGCTCTACAATACCATGACGTAGAAATTCGTATTACGTGGTCCGCGGCTCTTGGTGGTACCCTTACGTCAGGTGCGACGCAAATTGCCGGTCAGACCTTTTCCAGCCTGCAGTACATTCTATGGTCAAATTTCATCTACCTCGATCAGGGTGAACGTGACTTTTTCGCCAAAAATCCTCATGACATGCTTGTGACACAGGTCCAGAGACAGTTTGTTCCGACAATGTCAATGATGGAACTGGCATTTGCTCATCCAGTTAAATATCTAGCCTTTTCGTCAAACAATTATACAACCGTCTACGCCAACGGTGTTGGCACTGGTCCAGTGAGAGCATCCGAGCTTCAGTTCAAGACGCAAGTGAATGGCGTCGACATTGGTGAATCACGTGCCCTTCTACAGTGGGTCGATTCTAACCAGTATTACCACACGCCATTTGGCTACGTCCCCAATGGCGCCGGTACTGCCAACGTGGCAATTGTACCATTCTGTCTCGATACATCCAAGTTTCAGCCTACGGGTACATTGAACTTTTCTCGTATTGATACGTACCGTATCGTCACCCCGTCGACGATTACGGTCAACACCCTGTTGGCCAATGGATCGGCAGGTGTAACTTCTGGTTACGTGTACGCAGTAAACTACAATGTCCTACGAGTCCAGAATGGAATGGGTGCACTTTTGTATAGCTCTTAAATAAGATGCAGTTGTGGAAGTGGTTTTTGATCATCGGACTCATCTTTCTCGTAACATACAATCCGTCAAGCCGTACACTTTCAGGGTATATTGAACCACAAGATGTCTCGACGGTTACTCCTGCGACACAAGCTGCACGGGAAGCAGGTCAGATTAATATGTTGTCCGACAGCAGATATGCTTCATGAGAAGCACAAAGCGATTGCAGTTCCTGTTACGTTTATAGGTAGTCGACCTCATATGCTCATCGTGCACGACAGACGTTATAAAGAATGGACGTTTGTGACTGGAGGATGTCGGCGACGTGAAGTTTATAATCCTTTACGTTGTGCAATACGTGAACTACATGAAGAAACTCGTGGAACACTTGATTTAAAACAGGGAACGTATTCATATTTTCGTTTTTCTACTGATTATAAAGGTCCTGGAGACACTGACGCCGACGAAGGATCCATCAGTACGTATCATGTATACGTCATTGATCTTCCCTTGACGTCAAAAGACCAGGAGAGTGTCGTTACACGGTTTGATGAAGAAAAATTAAAAATGGAACAAAGTCAGGTTCCTTTTAAAAAAAATCACGATGAAAATACTGCCATTGCGTGGGATACATTCGAAGGGATTCAAGATCGTGACGACTTGTGGATTCTTATTCGAGAATGTGTTATTAATAATCCTGATTTTCAAAAGGCTTTGTACGCGTCTCAGAAAACGAGCTTTTATCTTAGACCTTAAATAATGACTCGCCCTAAGCGTGTTTTTGCTGAAATTCTCGCAAAGGCTCAGGGTGGTGATCTTGACGTGGATGACATTTGCGAACGTTTGACTCTCGCAGATATCATGTACGAAATTAAAAAACTTGAAAAGGAGACTGAAACGGAAGAAGTTCCACCCGAACCAGAACCAGAGTCGATAGATGGACCTGAAAATTTTTGGAGTCGCTTATCTAGTTAAAATATTGTAACAAAATAAATGAGCAAGCAGGCGGTTTTACTCGCGGCCAGTCTTGTCGGATTATGGCTAGTTCTAACCCGTTCGTATGCGGGTTACAAAGGTCAGGAAACCGATAGTGTTGCTGATCGCCTAGAGAATAAAAAGTCTTTCAGAGCATCAGTATAAATGTCTCTCGTTATTAATCGCCCTCCCACCAGACGCAATCTTCGGACAGCAGAGGATACACGACGCGTGTATACACTTCACAGTACACCCAACAAGATGTTTGCATGGCGTACAGAAAATAAAAGTATGAAAACGGCCGCCGTCGTTTTTAGGCGTCATGAAGACGCTCTTCTTATGGCATATATGATTGAACAACATGTACGCCAGAAGAAGGAATGGCCTCCAGTTAATATACTTGATTTTGAACTCGAATCTGGTCCAAACCGTTTGTTTAAATCCGAACTCGTTGAAATTCGTCCATGGAATATTGAAAATCTCAAAGTACATTGTGTGACGTCATACCTCGATATGGTGACTCTTAATAAACTTATACCGAACGAAACAGGATTTAGAATTAATGGTGAATTGATTTCACTCAATATGCCCATGGAGTTTCATATAAATCATCTCAGGCATCTTCTTGAATTGGAATGAACGCCTTGCCAGTAAGAACCGCCTTGGAGTATGATGCGGAAAGTACAAAGTGTATATGCGGGAAATCAAGTGCATCGATATGACTTACTTCTACTTTCATGGGGTTCCTCATGAGTTCGGCCGTAAGGGTCTGTTGTTTATTCGGATCACCCATCGTATCCCCCAACTTCGTGAGGTGCTGGAGCCAACTGACGTGTTTAGGATTTTTAGCATCGAAAGATTTGATAAACCGAGAAGTGATCGTATCACCCATTTATAAAGAGGTATTTTTTTCTTTATCAAATATAAATGCATGACAAACGTCTGTGGGGTATCGTCGTCCTTGTGGTTGTTCTCGTCGTTTTGTTGTACCGCCGTGTTTCGGGGTATACACCTTCACCAGGTCAACCTATATATATGTTGGATCTCCAGGAATATTCCTACTTTACAGCCGCTCAGAAGAATACATACAAAAAAATAATCACTTCAAAAGCGAAAGAGTTTAGTGCCGCGGCTGCCGCAAATGATTTTCCGGCGTATATGGGAATCATGGAAAAAGCAATGCAGGAAGTTTTCAAACCTACTGAACCAATGATGTGCTCGAACTTGATCGTCATGGGTGACTGTACTCTGGCTTCAGTGTGTCCTCCGCCTTTAACAATGAAGACAGTCGGAACGAACAAGTATTGTGTGTGCCCTTCGGGACAGACAATGATGCTTAAACCCGGTCAGATTCCTCCGTTCGCGTGCCAAGCAGGACCGTGTCCAATTGGTATGAAGATTATTACCGAGACAGCCACAGGTCAACAAGCTTGTGCAACTTCATGTCCACCTAGAAAAATGGGAGGGTATACATGTCTATAGAAAATCTTAAGGTATAGCAGGTATGAGCATAGCGAATATTACACTTGCGACACTTTTTGAAATTTTCGGAGATTTTCAATTTAAATTTTTCGCCAGAGAAGGTGGTGCTCTTAACTTTGGCAAAGGTCTCATGGGATATGTCGGTGTCATTTTCTTTTTGATCAAATCACTCAAACAGGGGAATGTCATGTGGGTGAATGGGATGTGGGATGGCATTTCAGGCATTATAGAATCGGTAGCAGCATATATTATTCTCGGAGAACGACTTCATCATTGGACTCAATATGTAGGTTTAGGTATGATTTCACTGGGATTACTGATGCTTCGTATGGGTGGAATTGCTGTTTAAAATATAAACATGAAAGTATTACATGGATGAAACGAACAAGTTTATTTTCCAACGCCTCGATGCTCTCGAGGCGGAACTTTGGGAGTTGCGTGGGGCAACGTGGCCGGTTTGTCAGGCGCTCAAGGATAGGAAGTTCCCATTTAGAAATATAGAAGAGAAGAAAAAGTTTTTTAAATTTCTAAATGCTGATGAAATCCGGAGACTTTTAGGACTCAAGGCGAAATATGCTAGAATAAATGACATATCTCTCGAAGAAGAATATAAATTTTTTCTAGGAAATGAGTAGATATGAGTAGTCCTGAAATTACGCGTCAAATTGTAAAAATTTTCCAAAATAAAAAGAATAGATTGAAAAAAATAGATGATGTGATTGTAAATGGGGTTAAAAATCGAGAACTTAGACGTCACCAATTGGTAGACTCGGTAATACCTTTTATTACACAAGGGGTTAAAAATCGAGAACTTAGACGTCTCCAGAGCTTGGAAAAAATTGTACCTTTTATTACACAAGGGGTTAAAAATCGAGAACTTAGACGTCTCCAGAGCTTGGAAAAAATTACAAAAGCTATAATCGATTCGCAATTATCTATGAGTCCGGAACTGTTAGTTCATAAAGAACTCAAAACCAGTCAGGGGATTAGAGGTCGAACATTATTTAGTGGCAAGGGTTTCGGACCTATAGGCAATCCACGTGTTAGCCAGGGTTTCGGGCCTGTTGGTAACCGCGAGACGCGAGGTGGTCCATTCATTAGCGGCAAAGGTTTCGGGCCTGTTGGTAATCGAGAGACGCGAGGTGGTCCATTCATTAGCGGCAAAGGTTTCGGGCCTGTTGGTAACCGAGAGACGCGAGGTGGTCCATTCATTAGCGGCAAAGGTTTCGGGCCTGTTGGTAACCGAGA